AAGCGTACGTTGTTAGCTCCGCCGATCTCGACGCTCAACGTTTGCGAGATGTTCGGATACTGGAATTTCTTGATGAATCCAGTCATGTTGTACAACACAGGGATCATCCTAGTAGTCAACATGCAACCATAGGCATCGCCAATTGGTGATGTTCCAAAGCGCAATTCAGCTTCTACGATGTTTGTGATGTACTCACCACTGTTGTTCTGAAGAACAGTAAAGACGTCGTCCACATCAGAGATTGTCATCTCCGTTGGGATGTCGCCGTTAGTTCCGCCAACACAGTTGATGATTGACGCTGAAGACTCCAAGTTATCTCTCTGGAGGGCATCTTGGGTCTCACGGAGAGACTGTCCAAGGCGAGCCGCGGCAGAATTTAATACGGGGTCTTCATTGGTGATCGTGACCTGACGAGTCAATACGATGTAAGTCGCATAGACGCGTACACGGCAGTCCACATCAACGCGGTTAAGCTGTTGTGGTGGTGGGTTGTTTTGTCCATCATCGAGAGGCACTTCAAACAGGTCTAGCCTGTCATAACGTGACTGACGATCAATGAACCCTTGATTGTCTGGCAACTCCACTGGTGTAGCAAACAACTGGTGAATCAAGTTGTGCTCTGGAGTCGACAGCAATTTTGCGTTATACCGCTGTTGTATTTGCGGTGGTAACGATGCGATTGATACTGTCATAGTTCATGTTCCCTTGACCCTTAGGTCATTTCGGGAACCGAGCTAGCGAGGGCTGCATAACCGTGCATCTCACGATAAAGATCTTTCTTCATAGCATCGGTTAGCTTGAAAGCTTGGGCTATAGGCCGCTTATCGTAGGCCATAGGAGACGTTACCGCCTTCTCTGCCTTCTCGATAGCCTTGTCTACTTCCTTCTCTCTCCTACTCTCAGTTGCTTTTTTCGAAAGCCCCATCGCTTTGATGTATTTGTAGCTTTGTACTCCGATTTTGTACGGGTCTTTTAGATCCGCCATCATCGCCGCCAACTCAGGTTCCTTTTCTTCCAATATTGATAAAGTTTCAGGATTGACGACCTCGGAGAAATCTGAGTATTGACGATTCAAGCGATCCATGAATTGAGTATCCTCTTGCTTCTTGAGGGCTTTTTGTACCTCACGTTGCACGAGTTCCTCGGTATTTTTGAGGGCTTTCTGAGTATTTCTCTCAGCTAGTTTCTTCACCTTACCTAAAGGAATGAACTCTTCATCACCGATCTTATCGAACTCATCGACTTCCTGTTTGGCAGCGGGCGCATTAGAAAGCTGGGCTTGCATAATGGCCATCTGATTTTCACGAAGCTGTCTCAGTTCTCTTTCGAGTTCGGCATTCTTAAGACGCATCGCCTTCAAGTGCTGGTTTGTTACCGGCTCTTGACCTTGCTGAGTCTCTTTCACTTCATTGACTTGGGCTTCTACCTGAGGTGCTACCTCTTGTACTTCGCTGTTTTGGATTTGAGTCTCAGTCATGAATGTTCCTCTTTGTTCGGTGGTCGGCTAGGCCCACATTACGCCGCGACGGAAGGCTACTCCGTCTTTTTTGCGCCTTACATTGACTTTGTTTAATAGAAATAATATAAGTCAAATAAAAGATAGATCAGATGATTTGTGATAGTTGCAAAATTGACAGATTAGTTAATGATTTTATAAATAATCAGAAATTTTGTTATCGCTGCGTTTATCGGGAAAATCTAATGAAATCGACGGAAAAGCGAACAGAAAAGGCCTCCTTTTGCCGCACATGCGACAGACAGATCATCACAAAGAAAAATGAGAAAAAACGTCAGCGAACCGTCTTTTGTTCATGCGAATGCGCAGAAAAGGGACATAAAGAGCAACTAAATAACCATTGGACTAGGAAAGTGCCTTCAAATCATTCCTGTTCGAAAAAGGGAGAGTGTAAATGGAACTCAAATCAAAAATCGACCCCACTAGAGAAACCGCGGGGAAAATATATCGCGATGCGCAGATTAACGGAGAAAGAGGAGTTGTAATTGGCGACGTCAACCACGAAATCAAGAAAGATTTAGTGACCGATATCAATGAAGCGATAGAGCAGGGCACAAAAGAAATGGAAGGGAAGCCTTTTTACCTAGCCATTTATGAGAAATATGACCTCATGCTAAAGCGTGGGCTAGTTAGAATTCGCAAGATCACCAAGTATCGCCCCTATCCGGAGCAAGACATGATGGCTTTCCACGTCTATCCAGGTGGAGACGTCTATTTCTGTTGGGAATTGCCTCACAGATCGCAAATGATGAATATTTTGATGAGTCCAGAGCTTTTTGATCCGGCTCGTGTTGAAATGATCAAGAGATGGGAAAATCTTCAGCTCGAATACTTCGGATTTAAGAAAGACGAAGAAGGTAATTGGGTTGAGAATCCCCTTTATCGTGGGGATCATTTGATGGGTGCGCCAGAAGGGCAGAAGCAGACGAAGATTCTAATCGCCTAGCCAATTTCCCCAGCGCTTGAGATAGACCATGACTTCATACATCTGGTCTAGCCCAAGCTCTTTACACCATTCAGCATCCTTGAGAATAGCCTCGTGTTCAACACGTCCTCGGACGTTGATGTATTTTACTGCCGGAATTTCGGCGGGAGGGTCTATACCCCCAAAAGGATCATCTTGCATATCAGTTCTCACAAGGTTTAAATGTGTGTAATGTTCTTTGAATCGGCACGGACATCCCGTGCCACAGGTGCGAGCGAAAACGTATTTCCCTTGGGACTTACAAAAGCACTCCAATGTATGTTCGCCACAATCATCACATTCACCTGACATTTTCCTGCCTAGATTTCATGTACTTTTGTACATACGGCTCAATGTCGTCTCTCATTTTCCCGTCAATTATGTCCTTCAGTTCGGTAAGATCAGACATTTCCATGGAATTCCAAATTTCTTCGGCAAAATTGACGAAAAATTGCTTTTCTTGCCCCATTTCTTTAACCATTATTGCTGATTTCATCATGGCCATAAAAAGAAACTGCATGGTGGGATGTAGGTTTTTAATATCCATTTTGCGTTCCTTCTTTTGTTAATTTGTCATGTATTGCCTCAACTATCCATTGAGTTCTAGTTAACCATTGTTTACTTTCTACAGCTTCATCTAGTTTATCCAAAATATTTTTTGGTATTCTAATTAATACATTTTTGAAGTTCTTATCTTTACTAGACTTAACATCTGCCCCTTTATCAATAAAGCTATCTATTGAAGGGCTTTTTACGTTTTTCTTTACGGACATATGTCTCCTATATGTGTTGCATATGATTGTTATATATCAGCTATATATTGACATGTAAAGAGCTTCCATCTCATGGCACGCTTTTTTATCTGGAACAAGCATCTCGCATACGCCCAACCCTTCAGCCGCTGCGTTTCTAAAAGCCTTACGATTTCCAATTGAGTTCGATAGGGTATTAATCTCGGCGTGTTCCTTCAAGATTTCTATTGCCTCTTGATTGTCCCTTCCTGATGGGTCTGCTTGGCTTATGACTGCATAAACCATTAAATTGGAATTAACACACTCTGATAAGATTCCTTTGATAGGAACGATTGTCCAGATGTCTATGGAGCTTGGTTTGAAGGGTAGGATAAGCTTGTCGGCTACGCACAATGCCGATCGCTGGGAGGTTGTATCGCGCCCCCCCGTGTCGACGATGATATCGTCGTAGTCTTGCTTAAGTCTGAGAAGATTGGAATAGATAGCCTTCCCAGACATGCAAACCGTCGAGAAGGTGCCCTTTAATAGATCAGGTTCGCAAGCGTCTCGTTGTTGAGACCAGTCCCATGCGCTTTTTTGCTCGTCTGCGTCAACCAGTAAGACTTTCTTACTAGCTGAGCGCATGACGGCTAGATTGGTCGCAATGGTTGTTTTGCCACTGCCCCCCTTAATGCCACCGACTACAATAATCATATAGCTCCCATATGTATGTTATATATAAAACATATAACATACATAGGGAGTCTATATAGGTCAAATATATTCATGAAAAAGACGGGTCATCATGGAGTTGAACCATGGCTTCCACCGTGACAGGGTGGCGTGACTACCGCTGCACTAATAACCCAAAAAAACTACTGATTTCCAGGGTGGCTCAGTAGCCAAGCCAAAATCTATTTCTTTGGAGTATGCAACGTCAATGTCATTTTTTCCTGACGCATCTTATTGTCTTCCACATCGCGCATAGTATGTTCAGGTTCCCGACGGAAGTTGTTTGAGTACTGCTCATCCATACTAATCGGGCCCTTTTGAACCTCTACACGATTTCGCTCATAACCTTTAGAATTTTCTCGTTTAGGCATTGTTTTCTCCTATTAAGAATATCTGCCTGAATAAGCCTGCTTATTGAGGTCTTTCGACATCCCAGCCTGGCGCTTATCCTGTCTTTCGACATACTCAGTAGTCTTGCTGAAACCACGCTCAGCAAAATCTTTCTCTGGCTTTTGGTAGTCTTCCACAGTAGGTTTCATGTCCCCCTGTGTGTAACCTGCTTTTGACATTTTCTCTTTCATATAACACCTCGTTTAAACGCGTTTATAACTTTACTGTCTTGCAAAACTTTGATTAGTTGCAACTACTTCTTGGTCTGGATTTGCAGCAGGACTTAATTCTTTAAGAAACTGGACCTGTTGGATCAAGTGATCCAAGTCCATGCCTCTTAATTCTTTAAGCGCCTTGACAACATTCAGCAGACTAGCCGTATCCTCTTGATGAGCACGGCGTAATTTGTCTTGAGCCACGGCAGAATCCGTCTGGATTTTAGCCACACGCTCTTTGGCTAGCCCTTCTTGGCTATGGGCGTAAGCCACTTTCGTCATGTTGTCGACTTGCATCTGCTGCATCTGTAACTGCTCCATCTTCTGCTGCTGTTCCTGCATTGCTTTCTGCTTAGCCATGACCTTCTCGACAATGCGGCCTTTGTTTTGCAGAGTCATGCACTCAAGGACTTCATCTGGGGGGATGAGGTCTGGATACAATTGCTGAGCATGAAGAATTTGAGCTAGTTCTAATTGTTGTTGGGTCTCTGTAAGCGCGGCTTGAACCACCTTGCAGCCATACTTAAAGAAAATCTTACTATCAAATTCAGCGGTAGGTTCTTCGCCAATAACTTGTCGTACTTTTCCATAAGTCCAATTTTTTTGTATGTATTCGATCTCGATGTCAGCGCACAGTCTTTGCGATTCATCAGCCTGATCGAATAGCCGTTGGAGGTTCCTAGCGGTTGCCGCCTGCCGCATCATGGTAATGATGCCAGCCTTATCGTCGATATCCATGCCCATGGCGTTGGGATCAATACCGGCGATATTGAAGAAGATACCCTTGAGCATCTCTTCCATTTGCAGCATAACCGGAGAAGGAGGCACAATAGGCATTGCCTGAACGTCATCCATCTGGAAGTCAGGGTCGATTGAGAGAACTCGACCATGCCCTTGATTAAGGGCGTCTTCCGGAGTAACCAGAGCTCCTTTCTTGACCTTCAATCCCTGCTGCTGAGCATCAAGAATTTCTAAATTAGAAACCTTGAGGCGGTTTAGAAGGTATTGGCAGTCACGAAGCATGGTCATGGGAGAGTTGAACTTGTATGCGTAGTAGGGCGTGTCTGCGGTAAAAAAGGACATCATCGGAACGACAGGGTATCTGTCCATGCCATATGGATTTGGCTCATCGACAATCACTCTATCGTTTAAAATGATGCTTCTGCGCACTGTAGGAACTTGTTTCTTGAGGGTAGCTAGCTTGCCTTTGAAAGCGAGCATGATCTCTTTAAGCTGCTCTTTAGTTCCTTGGAACTCCTGGCACTCTTCGGTTTTTTTATCCACGAGGAACGTAGCTTCTCGGCTAGTGAGGTACCAATATTCATCGAACGCAATGAGGTTAGGGAATTGGATCTGATAGACTTCGGGCATGTAGTAGAACTTGTCATCGCGGTAGGTTCCTTTAGGTAAAGAAAGGATTTCGTCGCCGAACTGCGGATACATGAGAGCTGCTTCTTGGGCATCA